CTGCTCTTTTAAGGCTGCAAAAGTATTCATAAAGCCCAATGCAATAAGCATCTAACTTAGAGTAACCCTGCTCCTCTAGTGCCTTTGTCGCTTTTCTTGCCATGGTAAATTATCGGTCTAGGAGTAGGTTATAAATCTCATCAACACGCCCATTTAGTCTTTTAATTTCAGACAACAGATGTGTTATGACAAAGCCAGATAGACCACCCAGCGTAGCTAGTGTGGCAAGGTAAAGAGTGAAGAAGTCTGTCTGTGTCACTTCTTCATGCCCAGTGCAGGATCATTGACATTAAGGTAACGCAACACTGGAGGCAGAATAGATGCAACGCCAGCTGCAATAAGTGCCTTGGGATCTGTAACCCCTGCTGCTGCCATTGAGATAACTGCTACTAAAAAGGCTCTAGCCCATGAACCTGCTGCTGTCTTTAGTTCATTCATTACTTGCTCCTAACATAGGTATCTGAAAAAAAGCCCCATCATTATCAGCCTTTTTCGTAAAGCTGACATGCATGTGCTTAGTGTGTTTGTTAGCCCCTGTGTATGGTCTCCATTTCCAATTAAGGATGCTGGAGCAGATAAGTCCATCGAAGATGATGTAACTAATACGCTTGTCTGCTTTTGACTTTGATAAGGTGCGAAGCTGATCTGCAAGATCGCCCATAATGTCTGGTTTTGATCCTTTATGTAAGTCACGATCGATATCAATGGCACGTACCCAGCCTTGCTCATCTGGATTATGATCAGACTTGCGAGCAGCGTGTCGGGTATCACCGATCCAGCCATCCGATGTGCGGTCACGATCTGGGAATGTGTCATCAAACTGCTCTCGTAACTGGATAGCAGCTTTACTTAACTGAGGTTTCACAGTCCAAGCGCAGCCTTCAAGTCATCAACTGACAAGCCTACGCTTGCTAACTTCTCAGCGATTGTAGGTTCAGCCTTTGCAGGTGTTGGATTGACCCACTTGTCATCTGCTGTGTGAGCATTAACAAAGCCTTCTAATACTGACTGCTCTACAGATGAGTTAATGATTGTCTCACCTGTTGGCTCAGAGATGATGTTCATGTCGATACCGGACTCATGACCTAACTGGTCAATGTTGATTTTCTTAGTTGTAGTTACTTGACTCATCATCACACCTTTATTCCGAAGATTGAAGATCCTGCTTTAACCGAGGTACCATTTGCACTGCTTGTATTTTGTGCCCACTGAAGCTGAACATCTCCAGCAGTTGAACTGTTAAGGATAGTGCCGTATAACTGGATTGCACGATTGTTAGCATCAACAAATAAATCTGCACTTGTGCCACCTGGATTAACAGATGTCAAAGTTGTAGCTGCTGCTGCGTTAAAGATTACCTGACTCGATGACCAAAGGACTGTTGATCCAGATGGACCAGTAAAGGTCACTTTGATATCTGGAGTGCCATCAGCTGCATAAGTGTAAAGCCATGCTTCGAAGATATAAGTTTCATTGGCTGCAACAGCAAATTTTAATTGTGAATCATTAACTAGAGTTGTGCTGCTAGTAACTGTCTGATCTGATGACTTTCTTACTCTAGCAACAGTTGCTCCAGCAGTAAGTGTTGTCCATGCTAAACCAGTGCCAGCAGTTGAGTCTGCTGTAAGGACTTGACCATTAGTGCCGACTGCTAAGCGAGCAGGAGTATCAGCTGCGCTTGCTGCAATTAGATCGCCTTTAGCATCAACGATTGCATTTTGGATAGCGTTTGAGTCATCCTGTGCAACCCATGAGAAGTCCATGTCTGTGCCAGAAGCCTTAGCAAGTACCTGACCAGTTGTGCCACCCTTTAGATCAAGCAGTGATGCATCTATTGCATCGCCTAGACCTTCAATGGCTACTGCGCCATCCTTTACAAGGTCTGTCGAGGTTGGTACTGGCCAACCAAAGTTAGGTGTAGTAGTTGCCATTAGGTTAGAGCTCCGATCGCTTTAGTCCACTGTAGTGTACCATTTACGCCACTCCAGAGGATGTTATTTGGGCTTACTGTTGCCCATGTTGGGGCAATTAAAGAGAAGTCTGTTGGTGAGATATAAAGGGTTAGATCCACATAGGTAGGAGTTGCCCTCATAGTTATATTCTCGACAAAGCCAGAGAAGTAGCCATCAAACATGTTGTTAGGCAGATTAGTCACAACCACTGGCTCGCCAAAGAATACTGCGATTAACTCGTTACGCAGTGCATCCGGCATGTCTGGGTTATCCAAACGGAAAGTTACAGCCTCAAACTGGGTGCGAGGAAGGCTTCTCAAGCCAAGTTCACGTGTGGCGATTGCAGTGATGTCTGCAAGGTTCTTGATGTTAGAATCTGCAGACTTCTCATACAGCCCGTACGAGGCTTGAGAGGCTGAATCAGAGGCACTGTAGGTCGATGCGTAGCCTGTGCTGTACCGATAGATTAAAGAGTTGCGAATGCGAGATATCTGAGTAGTGGACTTAATACTCGTAGGTGTGGCATAAGAGCCATTAAACTCTTTAGAGCCATTAGCTGCAAGATAGTTGCTGCGATGATCAGCATCGGCATAGCAGACATTGCCATCTCTATCTTCATACATTTGACCCAATGCAGAAGTTGCAATTTGATCTACTAGGCTGCTGGACTTTTCAGTCTTTGATGCAGCTTGGCTAATCATTGTGTAGAAGCCTGAATCAACCTCGCCTACATAAGTTTCAGCCTCAGCCCAAGTAACTGTAGGTGGATAGGTTGCCCATGTCGTAACCGGATTGACTTCTGCCCATGAAAGAGTTAAGGCAGCATTGAGAATCGCTGCTATCTGTGCGCCATCTAAGGCTTCTGCAAGAGCTGTGTTATAAACAGCCCTAGTCAGTTTAGCCAGTGAGCCGATACCTAAGATAGTGCCAGTGGTAATAAAGCCAGTTTCCTCTGGGCTTCTGACACCGATTGAGAAGTCTGATACCTCGCCACCGAATACAGTGACATAAGTGCCAGCAGAGTTTTTTAGTTCGAGAGTTACTGGCTCTGTGACGTTGATAGTAAAGGGCGCATTGTTTGTATTGACTATCTGAATCTGGCAATAACCAGCAGTAGGCTGGCGATCAATATCTAATCTGCCAGTGGCATAAGAAACAGAGGTAACAGTCGTATAAACATCATCGCCTACTGTTACTCGCCATTCTGGAAGCCAAGTCATTAGGCTACTCTCAGTGTTCCACGATCTACAGCGTTTTGGACGACTTGATCTATAAGTTCTGCAACAGCATTAGGATCTCCTACAATGCCGTTAAAATTATTATTAACAGTAACTGAGTTACCGCTTGCACCAGGGAAACCAGTAGGAGCATAATCACCTGCTCCACCTGAATAGCCAACACCGCCACTAGAATCTGGCACTATAGGAACAGTTCTGCCCAATATAAGTAAAGCTTCTATTTCTGCTGGTGTAAGGGCTTTACCTGTAGATGTACCAGTTCCTGTACCGGTTGGTGCAATCGTTGGCGAAACAACCATTTTACTGATGCTTAATAATTTAGCAATAGCAGCATCAAGGTTAGCCATGTTGATTAAATCTTTAGGCAGAATAGCCTTAAGGATGTCATCAATTTCAGTAAGTTTCACTTTTTGACCGTTAAGAGCACCAAGGACTCCAAGGTCTGCATTTAATTTAGCCGTTGCATTAGTTATAGCTGCAACGTCCTTGGAGGCTATTGCATCTTCTAGATCCAGAATAGATTGCTTGACCTCTAGGCGAGCAAGGTCGTTAGTAATCTGTAGCAGTTGTGCTTGGCTAGTTACCTTGCCCAGTTGCTCGGCTGCATTCTTCTCAGCTGCTGCTAGTTGGATCTTCTCAATGTCAAAGACGTTAGCACTTTTGCCAAGGGCTAAGTTAGCCTTGTCAATGGCTGCCTTTAACTGTTTGGCTTTAAGTTGCTTCAATTCTTCTGCTGTGAGTTTCTTGCTAGATCCAAGAGTTGCAGCAGTATATTTAGCTTCTAACTCAGCTAGATGCGCTAGTCCTGCCGTTGGATCATTAGCAGAGCCTTTGTTTGCCGCATCAAATATCTTTCGCAGCATTGCTATACCGGTGAACTTGAATAACTTATCTATATCAAAGATTGCACCACTACCACCACCAGGTATTTTTGGAATGCTTTTTATTTGAGCAATAAGAATTGCTAGGCCTTGAATGGACTCGGATATAGCCGTAGCAAATTCTTCCATACCTGTCGCTAGATCGCTAACTGTAGAATCCTCGGATAAGATTTTTAGCGACTCAATAATGCCTTTACCGATGATCTCTTGAACGTTGGCAGATGCAACAGATAGTTTGTCCATTGAGCCTTGGAAAGTATTAGCTGAGGCAGTAGCAGATCCAGCAAAGGTATCCGACAGCTGGTTCATTACCTCATCAAAGGACTTAGCCTTTAGATCAGCCTTAGAG